GCGTACAGCGCAAAGTCAGGCGAGTTAGTAGAGGAGGTGGGGTTTATCCCGCACGCCTCTGTGCCGGGGTCTGGCGCGTCGCCTGACGGTTTCGTGGGCGAGGGACTCGTAGAGATTAAATGCGCCAACACCGCCACCCATCTGGAATACGTTTTGAGTGGCAAACCACCGCAGAAATACATCACGCAGATGCAATGGCAGATGGCGGTGACGGGTGCGCCGTGGTGTGATTTCTGTAGTTACGACCCACGCCTACCCGAGCATCTGCAACTGCTGATCGTGCGGGTTCCGCGAGATGACGAGTACATCAAGATGCTTGAGCAGGAGGTCACAAAATTCCTGCAAGAGTTGGACGAGAAAGTTAACAAACTGGAAAAGGTGAAACTGTGAGCGACAAATACGATAACTCTGGCGTACTGTTTAAGAACGACAAGGGCGACAACCCCAAGCGCCCGGACTTTCGGGGCAGCCTGATGGTAGGAGGCGTTGACCACAACATATCAGCCTGGATCCGCGAATCCAGGAAATCGGGCAAGAAGTTTCTGTCGTTGCAGGTTGAGGAAAAGGCCGCTGAGTCAAAGGGTGGTCGGAACGACGGCCCTGGCAAAGTGACAGAACCCAAACCGCGCACGACGAACGTTGAGAACTGGTCCGATTTTGATGACTTTTGATGCGCGTGTTTATCGGGTACGACCGCCGCGAGGACATCGCGTATCAGGTAGCGAAAGCCTCGCTCTTGAAACACTCCAGTATCCCGTTGGAAATTACCCCGGTGGTGCAGAACGATCTACGCTATCGGGGAATTTACCAGCGAGAGCCTGACCCGCTTTCTTCTACAGAATTTTCGTTTACGCGGTTCCTGACCCCGTACCTCGCTGGATACACCGGGTGGGCTTTGTTCTGTGACTGCGACTTTTTGTTTCGGGGGGACATTGCTTCTGTCACCGACTACATGGACGGGGCAAAGGCGGTGATGTGCGTACCGCACGAATACACACCGCCCGAAACGGTCAAGATGGACGGTAAGGCGCAGCATCAGTATCCGAGAAAGAACTGGTCATCGTTCATGCTTTTTAACTGCGAACACCCACAAGTCAAGACCCTGACTCCAGAGGTGGTCAACACGCAGACGGGCATGTATCTACACCGCTTCCAATGGTTGGCAGACGACCTGATCGGTGAGTTGCCAATCGCGTTTAACTACCTTGAAGGCTGGCACACCAAAGACGACTGCCCAAACCCCATCGCCGTGCATTTCACTCGGGGTGGGCCGTGGTTCAAGGATTGGGTGGACGTGGAATACGCTGCCGAGTGGAACGCGGTGGCGAAGAAGATTCAACTCAGCAACAAGTTCGCGTACGGCATCGAATGAAACGCATCTTTCCCAGAAACTCGCGCCCCGAGGACATCGCGCACGCGGTGTTGCGGATGGCGCAGCAGTTACCGACCGACAAGGCGTGGGCGGTGACGGTTGAGATTTGGAGGAAGCCGCGCACCAACCAGCAGAACGCCTATCTCTGGGGCGTGGTGTACCCCGCCATCCTCGACGGCGGCGGTGAGGCGTTGCGCGGCTGGACACGCGACGACCTGCACGATTACTTTTTAGGCGAGTGCTTTGGCTGGCAGACGCTGGAAGGGTTTGGGCGCAAGCGGATGCGCCCGTTCAAGCGTTCCTCCGCGCTAAACAAACAAGAGTTCAGCGATTTCCTCGATTGGCTCTCTGCCAAGACAGCAGAAATGGGCATTGTGATACCTGAACCCATCACTACTACCTACGAGGGCTTTTGACATGATGCAAACCGACTTGGTGTTCGACCGCGCAGAGAGTAATCGGCGAAAAGCTGACGGCATGGCCGTCGCTGCTGACCATGCGCCGCATCTGCTCGGCAAGGCGCGAGAGATTGCGGTGGAAATTGCGCTGAGTCGAGGCGTCGTCACTGCGGATGATGTCGGCCTAGAGCTGGCACGCCGTGGTTGGCCCAACTGCCTCGGCCCCGCTGCTGGGTCGATCTTCAAGACCAAAGATTGGGCGTTCACCGGCACCTTCGTTTCCTCGACCAGAGTAACCAACCATTCGCGTTTGCTGCGAGTTTGGAAATTGCGATGACCCCCATCATGATCGAAGCACTGACGGAAACGGCTTTTTACCTGCTTCTGTTTGGCATGGCCTGGGCGGCTACTGTCAAGCGGCGCAGGAGGCCGATGGCCCGCTTTTCCAGAAGAAAGAAACGGCATGGGTGCATGGAGGCATCAACGGGGAAAGCAAATGGTCGGTAAAGAGCCGTTCGGGGCGTTCGTCCGGCGTATACGGGAGAAAAAAGACCTCGGGTTGCGCGAGATGGCTAAGAAACTCGGGATCAGCCCCACCTACCTGTCCATGTGCGAGCGTGACGAAATCCCGCCGCCCCCTGAAAACAGGGTTCGGGCAATCGCAAAGGAACTTGGGTGCGATGTTGATGACTTGCTGGCACGGGCGGGCCGAGTGTCCAGCGACATCTCGGACATCATCAAGCGTCACCCGGTGCAACTGGCCGCGCTGCTGCGGGCCACGCAGGGCATGTCGGATGATGACATCAACCGGCTGGTCAGAAAACGAACTCGTGATAGCCTACGCAAACAGGCCAAGGGCCGGGGCTGCATGGTGCGATTGCCTTGCTGCAACCACAATTCTGAAACGGTCGTGCTAGGTCACATCCGCATGGCAGGCATCAGCGGCATGGGCCACAAGGCCGACGATCTTCTAGGCTCATGGGTGTGTTCAGCGTGCCACGCCGAGGTAGACGGCCAGACCCATGTAACTGGGCTATCGCGTGATCAACTGCGCCTTGCTCATTTTGAGGGGATGGCGCGAACCATTGCACAATTACGAAAAGAGGAGTTGGTATGACCCGCGACGAAATTTTTAGAATGGCTCACGAAGCTGGACTGAGAACGCCATGGGATTTGATGGAATATCAATTGAAATTTGCCGCCCTCGTTGCCGCCGCCGAGCGGGAGGCAATTTTGAAGTTGGCTGATCCGCTTGGCAATGTAGACGTTGACGCGATTCGGGCGAGGGGCGAATGAACTTCTGGTGCGACACGCCATGGGAACGGTTCATAGAGGCTTTGCGACGTCGGCTCTGGACGGTGAATTGGCGACGGCGGCTCTGGACGACGGTGAAGTGGCGTCACGTTCCCCCGCCCAACTGGGCGTCTAAGCGCGGCTGGCGGGACACATGGTAATTTTTGACAACGAATCCCCGCCAGGGTCGTGGGCAACCGAAATGGCGAGGATGCCGTGGCGCTACAGCCCAGAGGTCAAGGTCAAACAGGCGTTGGCAGCGATTCGACAGGCTGGACTTGCGCGCGAGGCGACCGTGCTGGCGCTGGAAATCACGACGCTGAAAGACGAGTTAATCGCCGCGTATCTGCGCCTGTGATTGCGCGGGTGTTGGAGCAGGAGATTTTGACGCTCAAAGCCGTTAGCCCCTCTGGAAGTGCGGTACGTCCTTAAACGACTTCCAGTTCCCGCCCCATTGATTTTTCTCGTTTAGCGATTCCCAAAAGTTGCCGATAATTTGTAACTGTTTAACGTCATACGTCAACTTGCCGTCCTTAAAAAAGTTCAAGTCAACCGCCAGACGCTGCAAGTGCAGGCTGTTCATCGTTTTGCTGCGACCTGTTTTCATGTAAATCTGCTGCTGTTCAGCGGTGCGGTAGAGTTCACCGCCCGTCACGACAAAACCCTGCTCGGTGGCAAAGTGAATCAGTTTGGCGACATCTAGCAGGAACGCCGCTTGTTTTTTGACTAGGCTCATTTCAACGCTTCCTTTAATGCATCAGACTTGTCCTTGCTGCCTTGCGATGAGCCAAAATAGTAACTGACGATCTGCGTGGCAATAGCCGACAGTACGCCCAAAATATAAATCAAGATGTCCTTACGGGATGATTCCACCGGAGTGCTGTCAAACATGACAACGCCAAAGAGGACGAAAGTAAGAAGTAGGATGGAGAGGGAGAGGATAGGGGTGACAATCTTGTTAAGAAACGGTGCGTCTTTGCTGGTCGCAATTGCTGTCTCACGATCCCGTGCGCTGTCTACGTCCTTTAAGCGCATCTCTAGTTCGGCAAGGTCAAGTTTGTCCTCCTCAATGCGGAGGCGCATAAGTTCTTCTTCATGCTCCATCTCTGCCGTTTTGAGACGAATGATCTCCTCCGCAGACATATCCGGCTTCAACTCAACGCCCAACTTGTCTTCCACAACCTTCTTCCCTTTTGCCAAGACAGCGTTGGCAACGAGGCCAAGACCGTTAGCAAGAAGGGGTTGAAGGATAGGCAAAAGGGCGGCAGGAATCATTTGTCAGCCTTGTTATCTAGTTTGTCAAAGATCTTGCCGAGCATATCTTTGATTTCATCAATGTCCCGCGCATAACGGGCTTGGTCGCGGTTGTAAGAGTCCTGCGTGACGTAAGTCAGCGGCATCTCACGCACATCCTTGTCCAGACGGTCAATAGAGCGAGAGATGTTGTTGAGGATCCACCCGCCAAACAACCCCGCCACGCCGACGATAATGTTAAACAACACTTGCGAGTTCATGTCATAGCCAAGGCAACGGCGGCGTGACCACCGGAGGGTTCTTGGCATTGGCGATTTGCTGCTCGACCGCTGCTTCCGTTGCGTCCTTGTCCACGCCGTTGGCCCAAATCCAGCCGAGGACTTGGTTTTGCGTGAGGGACGCATACGGCGTGAACGAACCGCTGGGAGCGGGGACACCGCAAGTGCTATAGACTCTGCCCGTGTAAGTGTCGTCCACGCCGGAACAAGTCCAATGCACGTTGAACACAACGTCTTCATGGTTGTCGGCTTCGGGGTAGCAGTTCAGCGCGGTCACAGACCAAGTGATCACGGTACTCATTGCTTTGACACCTCTTGTTCACGCCACCGCGATGGTGGTAACGGTTCCCGCCGAGCCGCGGTATTTCAGCGCACCGGCTTCGACGTACAGTTGGCCCATGCCTGCGGGGGAAGTGGCCGGAGCGGTGGCGTTGGCCATCCCGAG